AATTTGGGGATAATACCCCCATCGTAGTGAAGAAGGACAAGGGACAGAAATCTGTCACTTTTATGAAGCGTGCGAGTGTGAAGCCCGATGGCGTCGAATTTGACGGGCACACCCAGTACAATTCCGAAGTTGCCTTCGCAAACATCAGAGCGTCTGCCAATGTCTGTCGTGTTAAGGATGACCACGTTTCTAGCGTGGGAGTTATTCGAGGACCGATATTGGAAGGAGTTCCCATCACCGTGCCCAGCAATACAGCGGGGGCCACTGCACATGCCATGAAGAAGCGTTGTGATTATGCGCCGGATGTTCCGGACATGACCCAATTTAATTTGGGACACAAACTTCTAATGGAAAAGTTCGACCCTTTGGATACTATCAGGGTCGATAAAGAGCTGATTGACAAGTACGTTGCTACTTGTTCACCAGCGAAGGCAGAGAAGCTCCTCCGCGCTTTTGAGAGCGGAGAGTACAAGTTTGATGGAAACACTAAGCATGTGTTTGCGAAACAAGAAGTTCTTCTCAAGGATCACGGAGCCCAACCCCGGGTTGTTTATCAGGGTACAGATATGTACAATCTCCTGACGGGGTGCGTTGCAGTTGAGCTGCAGCGCCGAATGAAAGAGGTGTTCAGTAGGCGTAATCCTAAGAACACTGGTAACGTTGTGATATTTGCGTGCGGAGTCTCTGGTGAGGAGCTCGGCGATATCATACATTCGACGGCCGGTGAGGCACTTGAGAGCGACATGGAGAACAACGATGGGAGTCAGGGTGCAGAACTTCGCCGACCAGAGGCGATGTTCTATGCGAAGATGGGAGCTCCCATGTGGTACGTTAGGGAATTTGCGAAAAACACGTCTGTCAGGGTGTGGACTCGATATGGTATCGAAGCCACAGTTGATGGAGGGCGTTGGAGTGGGGAGACCACTACAACGCCCGGCAATTCATACGTGGGAATAGCTGGGATCCTGGCAGCGGCATGGAATGCCGGGATCAAGAAAAGCGTACAGGTACATGGTGGGGACGATTTTTTGGGGTATTACGAGAAGGGTGATGTGGCCGCTATGAAAGAGCACATCCCTAGCACTATTTCCTCTTTTGGAATGAAGGCAAAGGTGGCTGAGCCCCTTACTCGTGCACATGGCACTTTTTACAGGAAGCGCTATGTATCCGACATCAGGAAAACTCGTCCTGTTCCCCAATTTGGGCGCGTTCTGGCAAAGCTGAACGTGAGAGCCAACCTCAATTCGAGTGTTGGTGACCGAGAGTACATGGCAGGGAAGTACTATTCTGCCGCGTACGAACATCGGTTCGTGCCCATATTGAGCAAACTGCTTGTGAGTTCCGCTCAAGAGATGAGCGACAAACCCTATTTCGACGAAAGGTTAACAAAATTAGCCGAAATGGGGACAGCGCAGCAGATCGTGGCAAAGGTTGAGAATGCAGATTGCATCGATGAAAATTCGTTCTCGGATTTTCTCCAGGGTGTATACGGGATCGGTATCGAGGATCTTGTGTACGAGTACGGACGTGCTGCCGATGGGTGTAAAGCGTGGCTTGACGGCTACACTTTCATCGACAAGCGAGGCAAGCACAGGACCAAGTCGCCACCCCCTGTGACAAAGATCGGTGGTCAAACAATCGAGGCGTTGCTCAGGCACGACCTATAGAAGTGAGCAGTGTGTGACCCTTGTGTATGGAGTAACTATGAGCCAACAGCGAACCAACCCACAAGTAAAAA